CTTGGCAAGGTCCGCAAGCTTGCTATACTCATATTCGTCTAACTGTACAATCTTTCTCATATTTAATCTCCTTTCTCCTTAATCCGTTCCAGTACATCCTTGTTGGCTTCGAGTATCCCCTCGAAAGAGGGGATGGGAAACCATGCAACAACATCATCTATCACTTCATCATAATAGCCGCCATTACTTTTCATCCATTTGTTTTCAGATGAAAAATACGCTTTGAATATATCACCATTCATAACCATTACAATACAGTCGCCAGATGTGTCACAACCAGCCTTGTCCTCAACGCTTATCCACGGAGATTGCTTTGCCTGCCAGTCTGCACCTTTTATAAAATATTTTTTCGCCAATGCTGGCAATCCTCCCCAATCTGGCATCTTATTGTAAGCCATGCTTTGGGCTGCTTCTTCTACTGTCTGTTTCATAACTTATCCTTATTGAATGTTCTGATTTATGTAGTTCACAATCTTTTCCAACTTGCTTGAAGCAAAATTGGTTTCATGATTTAATCCTCCATATTAGGTAGTAAATCTTCGATGTAAGCAAATCTATCTACCTCCCCCCAAAGACTTTCGATTGTCAGGTCAGTGAGGTTATCATATACCTTGGATTTGCCGTTTTTGAATATAACCAAAGCTGTTTTTTGTGCTTTATACGTTCGATTGTTACTATGCCATACGCTGTTGATTCGCCAGTTCGCACCGGCAATAAATCCTTCTTTAAATTCATCTGCACCACATTCGCAACAATCGAATGCTGTATTATGACCGTTACAATGTTCGCAATATTCACGTTCTGAACATGGATAGGTCCCATTACAATTATAATGCTTATGAATTGCTTCCCTTGCTGCTTCTTTTATTGTCTGTTTCATATCTTATTTCTTTTTCTTGATTTAATCTTGATTGGATTGTTTTTTGTTCCGGCACCGAACCGTTCTAAGCGAAAGCCGTGTATCCGAAGCCAATATTTAAAAGCTGGAATAGTTGTCTGTTTCATATTTTTCTCGATTAAATTATTACCATGACATCACGTTTTCTGGCGAATATAGAATCCGTTATATAGTACGTGATGGCTTTCTCTTCCGCATCTCTCAATAATTCATGTTTAAGAATCTTATAGTAGGAGTTGGTATGTTCTGTATAGACCATGATTTCCCTTACCCGTTTCAAATCGTCTAAAAAGGATTGAGGGTTATGTTCCTTTATTTTCTTTATATTCATTTGTTTTCCTTCCTTTTATTCCGTTCCCGATTGTCTTCCGAAACACACATCTTGCACCATGATGTCTTTGTTCAGAACCACTCTTCATTCGCTCCAACCTCTACCGAAAGCCAGTCCATGAGGAGGGTTATAAGGTTATAAATAGGTTTCATCTCACTAAACTTTTATCGCGTTGGCAATATTATCCGCATCCGACAGCTTTCTTACCAGCACATCAAACGCTGCTGTGCACCGCTCTGTGTTCATATTGACCGTTTTCCCGATTTTCAAACAGTTGGAAGCAAGGTTCATCATCCTTGCCACATTTGAAAGCTTCAGGTATTCCAACGTAAACCCGTTGAACCGTGCGTCTTTCTTCCGAAGTTCTTTAATCCTTTCGTCAAACTGGATGCAGGCGTAATCACACAATGTTCTTGCAAGTTCGAACCTTGCAATCTCTGCGGAATGGGATATGCCGTTATCGTCGAGAACCTGCTTGAACTGCCAATACAGCATATCCACGTGCTTGTTCACTTCTTCCGTATACTTGTCGTTGCAGTCGGCGAAAAACTCGCTCCGGTCTGAACCGATAACGCTGTTTACAGTACGCTCGTATTCCTTTCTTGCCTTACCGGCATCATTCAAATACCGCTTGAATGCCTGTTTGTAATAAGGCGTTCTCTTCATCGCATGCAGACACTCGATAACCTGCCCGCAACAGATGTCGTTCGTGAGCAGTATGTTGTAGGTGCACAGAACTACAAGGCTCTCATATTTGCTGATTATCTGATTTGCCGTGTCGGTAGTCATTGCCTTGCCTGTTCTGCCTTGTTCATATTCTTGTTTCTGCTCTCTGTTGCAAGCTCATCAATCATGCGCTGATACTTCCTTGCCACCAACGGGCAACGTATGCGCATTGCATTGTCACGCTGCCATTCCAATTGTTCGATTTTCTTTTCAATCTCTATGTCCATAATTATTTACCGTTTGTTTCTTATTTGGATAAACCCTCGTTTTTCGCATTCCCTCAACAGTTCCATATCTTCATCCCTTATATCGCATGGCGTCTCATGATTAACACTCATGTAATCCGATATGCCAAACTTTTTGCATATATCATAGTAAAAGCGTCTTTGCCTGCCTCTTGTCGTCCAACATATTGTAAGTCTCATACTTTATTGTCAAATTTATGCTTTCGCCACTACTTACGTAAACTGATACTACATACACGATTTGCCGCTCGTTTCATGGCTTCTGCATCTCCACTTTCCACAAGCTTACGTTCACGTTCAAGATACTCGACATAGGGAATTCCGTTGCTACCGCGCTCTTCTATCTCCTTTTGGCGCTGTAGTCGGTATTGCTCACGTTCGTAACGCTCAATGTCAATGCGGCGCTCCTTGATATAGTCAAGCATAGCGCTTGTAATCTTCATCGGATCTATAGCTCCATAGAATCGCCCGTATTTCCCAGACTTAAACCGTGCAATGAAAAAGCATATCTCAGCTGCATTGATGTAATAATACTCAGAAATAAATATCTCTGCTAACTCATTAAGCTGCTCCTTAGCAATCTTGGTAGATACCTCTGCGAAGTCATTGAGTGTACCGAATTGAATTTTCAACCATTCCAAAGGGGTCTCATCTCCATAAGTCGAAGCCAATAGCCCTAATGTAGGTATGGAAAAATTCATGGCTAAATCGGAGTGAGTCGCCTTACACCTAACAATTTTGAACTGCAAATCTGGATTGTAATCAAGTATGAATTGTGCAGGGTCAGGATATTTATTCAATAACGCCCTCTGCTTCAAGTTCCTTTCTTTTTTTTGCGGCAGCTTCTCTGACTGTTGTAGCGACTGCAAGAACTGAATCACGTTTTCGCTGCTCGCTATCCTGTTGATTTTTACTAAGTCTTGTCCCATTATAGTTTCCTTCCAATATTTTAGTAAAGTTTGCCTGTTTGAAAATCCAATCAAAGTCACATTTCCAATTGCGGTCATTAGCTCCCAGCAGAAATGGGGATTGAAGAATGAGATTGAAAACAGTCCTCACTGACTCTTTTCCATATTGGGCTATCCGGGCTTTTACAGCCTTTTTTCTCACATCGGTCATTGATTTTATCTGCTGGAGTCTATCTTTGAATGTGGAATTATAGTATTCCATCAATCCGCTGTAATCAATCTTTTCAGAAAGAGAGGGCGAAGAAAGCTTGTCTTTCTTTGATACTCCGTCAGGAGTATTTTCTTTCTTTTGCTGGGAAGATATATCTATATACTCTCTTTCTTCTTCTTTCTTTGTATTTGTGCCCTCCGTGTGCCCTGATTTTTGCAAAAGTTCGGATTGCGGCAGATTGTTGTTCACAGACTGTGCCCCAAGTTGTGCCCTTAGCTGTGCCAATTCGGACTGTAATTCTTTGATTTTCTTTTCAATATCTGTGCCCTTGCTTGTGCCCTTACTTGTGCCCATTGGATTATATTCTTCATATTTACATAGGGTTATAAGGTTCATTCCCTGATTGCACTCAACAGTTATCATACCTTTTTTCTTAAGATGTACAAGAAAGGAACGCACTTTCTTTTCAGACCATTTCCAGCGTTGAGATAAAAATCTTATGGATGCAGGATATTGACCTCTTGAATAAGAGATTTCTCGACCTCCGATACTCTCCTTTCGGGGCGTTGCCTCAAATCGTGCAGACTGGATTAAGTCTAACCACGCTTCACAACTGCTAAAAGTACGGGCTTCATTCCACATTTCATTCGAGAAAAACCTGCGGCTTAGCCTCAAAAATCCTTCGTCCATAGTTTTAGAATATCACGTTAGTTAATTGCCTTCCGTTAGAAAATACAGCCCACTTACCATTACCGCTATCAAACAACCGTAAGTCCGACACCTCTCCGAAACGTTTGATATTACCGCATAAATCCACAATCCATCCACATTCTTTGGAAGGATGCGGGCGGATGGCACGACCGACTATCTGATACCACATAGCAAGTGACATTGTAGGACGTGCCATAACAACTGTATCAAGCTCCGGATAGTCAAAGCCGGTGGTTAATACCCCGACATTCGCCACTACCGAAATTTCACCAGCCTTGAATGCTTCAAGTATCCTTTCGCGCTCACCTTTTGGGGTGTCACCCGAAACGATTGCGGCTCCGGGTATAGACCAGGTAAGCCGCTCCGCTTCTTTCAGAAAACGGGTAAAGACTAAAATACCTTTCCGTTTTCCTCCGGCTTTGGGATTCATCAGTCTTTGGACAATATGAACGAGATAGCCGTAAAAGTCTATCCGTTCATATTCTCTTTGAACTGACCTATCTGTATAGTCGGCACCAGTAGTATTTACTTTCAAGTTAAGTTCGTTCCATCCCGAAGGATTCATTGGATAGTAATTCAACTTCGCCAAATAGCCCATATCTAATAGGGTTGATACCTGTACATGATAAATGACCTCTGAAAAGACACGAGGCTTTGTCCGGGTGATAAATTTCAGCATAGAACCAAAGTCACGGCTGGAACTTAAACGATACGGTGTAGCTGTCAGTCCAAGAACCTTACACTTCACCGCATCAAAAAAATCTTTGTACATACCCTCTTTAGGGTTTACAAGATGACATTCATCCACAATGATGTTCTTGAAGTGGGTAAACAGTTCGGGATGATTCTTCACACTGCCGATGGTGGCAAATGTTATCCGGCTTATCTCTTTTGAGTTGAAGAAAGCCGAATAGATACTGCAATCGAGTATTCCGTATGAACATAGTTTCTTGAAATTCTGTTCGAGTATTTCCTTCGAGGGCTGGAACACCAAGGTATGTCCATCAAGTCTTGCGGCTATATCCGCTATGATAAGCGACTTTCCGCTGCCCGTAGGTAACACCATAATGGCATTTGTTTTCTTCGCCTTGTTATTGAAGAAAGAAACG